ATCATAAGCTAGCTTACCACGATTTTCTGTTAAAACTCTATTCAGATCTTCAATACTAAATCTATCTGCCTTAGCCCTTTCAGATGAAAAGAAACTACTACCTCCAAAGTTACGAGCTATATCTGGTTGGATATTCTCTTTGAAGTCTCTTGTCAAAGGGTCTCTGATATTAGTTCTATAGAACTCTTCAAAGTCTGTATTATTATTACCCTTAATAAATTTCAATAACTCTTCATCAGCAGCCATAGCTACAGGGTCTTGACCACCCTTCAATGCAGCCTCTTCCATAGCTGCTAATGATAAGTTCTGAGTTCTATGTAATCCAGGAGATAAATCCCCTTCAAAGGAATCTACACTAGTACCTTTATTACTCAACTCACCTAATATACCTTCAAGAGATTCTATCTGCTGGTCACTTCTTACTGTCTCTTTAGATACACTTGTACTAGGAGCTGAACCAAAGAAAAAACTACCTACACCCATAATATTCTCCTATGAAATAGTTCCGAAGTCAATTTTTTCTGTGACTTCTATTTGTCGTCTGTTAATCTCATACAAAGCAAATGCAGAACTTTGTGTCGTAAATCTTAACCTGTAATGCTTACAAGTTATTTGTTTAAATAATCTAAACCATTGAGGTGTGGTAGATGCATTACACTTACCAAGCTCTACCCAAGAGTTACCCCTGTCAGCGCTAATGTATACTGTTACCTTACTAGCATCTGTATCATCTGAACCAGTACATTTAACATCAATCCAATCTAGTAATACCTCATACTCTTCTTCAAAGTCTTTAGTATCTACTGTATAATTTATAGATGTTCCGTTATCATCACCATCGGTATCATTATATTGATAGACTCGATTAGTACCACCTATAACCCTAAAACTATCTACACCACTAAGAACTGTAGATACCCAAGGATAATCCTGAGTATCCCAACTACCTGTTAAATCATCCCAAGTAACTGGAGAGCTATTCTCAAGATGTCCCATTGACCATAACCCGTCTGTGTATTCTCTAGGTCCTGTCCAGCCCTGAGTTAGAAGGTTAAGTCTATATGTAGTTTTAGGTACAGTATCTCCAACTTTTTGATAAGATATAATTAATTCATCCTTATCGGCTAAATGATATAGCTTCTTCATTGTATGCAAGCTTGGGTCTACATTTGAAGATGCACCAAAGATTTGTTTCTTTATTTTCTCTCCAACAGGTTCCATATCAAACCCACCTTTATATAGGTAGATATTACTACGACCCCAAAATGCGTGTCGATTATTTGATATAGATACTACAGAATTGATAGAGAATATACCCTCATCTTCAATAAGTCCATCATTCTCAAATCTCTTACTAGCAGCTTGAGAGGGTAATAGTCTCCTTATACCTTTTTGTTTATAGAGTATTAAATAAGGACCGAGTACCTTACCTGTTATGATAGGATAACTATTCTCGTATAAATCAATATAACCTGCTGTACCATTAGTCCACTCTGTTATATCAGCCGTATCACAATATCTAACTCTGCGTGGGTGGCTGTCGCCACCTTCGGTGGTGTTGAATAGGAATAGGGAGTTGTCGAAGATGGCGAGCGAGAGTGCTAAGCAATCCCCGCTACTTGGCAGACCTGATACATTCCCGACTACCCCTGTCCCATCATCGTAATATTGGATAGCGTCCAGACCGTTAGTAAATACAAACTGGTCGTCCCAAGGTATAGTCTCAACATCTATTCTATTCTCTACCGTACCAGTCAGTGTTACTATCTTAGTAATAGTATTAGCACTAGCGGCAGCAGAGGGGATACCTATATCTATTGTGATGGATGCACCAGCACTTATAGCATCAATCTGTGCATGGTGATAAGACCCATCATCAAGCTCAACCTTAACATAATCATCTACAGCAAAGCCAGTAGTATCAGCTACACCTAGTACAGTATCGTTTGTTACGTGGGAAGTATCTAAAACATCATCAACAGATGTAGATACACCTATCCACTGGTCTGTATCATATAGATAGATAGTAGCTGTTGTAAACAGGAAGTATTTATTCTGCCCTGTCTTTAATTTTAATGTATGCTGCTCTTGTATAGTACCTAGTAAATCTTCACTTTCGTGGATACCTGAGTAACCTTTATCTGCTTCTAGTAAATCAGCAAACAGTCTCATATTCTCTGCACACAGAACTTCATTATCAGATATATTATCACTATCTAGAAATGTGTTAATACCTCCTGCAAAATTCTGTACAGGATAATCATTCCACTTAGGCTTAGTGTTACCGCCTAGTATACTAGACATAGCAGCTTGTAAGTCTTTAGATGTAGTGCTCATTATTTCTCCATTAAGCCTAGATTAGTTAAAGCATCAATAATAGCATTTAGCTTTTCGTTAATCTCTGCGAAGTTATCATCAGCTACTGTATCACTAGTGCTAGATAAAGTACCATCAGTTGAACCTCCGGTACTATCTGTCAGTTTTGTTACGTTAGTTTCAGCGGGGTATAGTCCACCTGATAGAATCCTTTGAACCTCAAAAGCTAGGTTTTCTAAATCCCTTCGTTGTGATGGAGTCCATTCTTCTGCCTCCATTCTGACAGATATATTGCCCATTAGTTAGTACCGCCATAAGAAGTAGTTCCTGTATGGATAGTAGCTCCAGTACCGTTACTATCTACAGCATATCCATCAGTACCTGCTAAACCGGAATCGGTTTCATATGACTTAGTTTGTGATGAATTAACTTCCCCATCATCAGCAGGACTACCACGTTCACCACCTTTACCGCTGTCTAATGTAGCTGATATTTCATCAGTGCCAGGTGTTATAGCCCAACCGTGAGTCCTAGCAGCACCTGCGTTTGTATCATCAGCATCATAACCTTCGTTACCTGAGCCATAATCATTGGGAGGTGGTACATATCCATAGTGTTGTCTTCCATTACCACTACCATGTGGGTGTCCACCTCCGCCACCATTTCCTAATAGTCTTAGTGCTTGATTACCTAGGCCATTAGTAACACCGCTTGCAGCATATTCAACACCTGAACCTCCACCACCAGCATAGCCACATTCAATAGTACCAGACCCGTAAACATAAACAGGGCATTTAGCTCGTATAGCTGGAGCACCATTTTGACCTTTACCACCATCTAAGTATTCATAGTTAGGTGAACCTATACCATTTGCTTGTCCGCCTGCACCACCACCTCCACCACCACCTTGAATATGAGAACCAGACTCAAGAATAACGTGGAGTTCACAATCAGAATTAAGACCATCACCTATCTCAATACTGTCAGAAGATAGTATATCATCCGGGTCAGCGGGTACATCATACTGGTAACAATCAATAGCTCCTGACGGTAAAGTTACAGACCGATAGGTATTATTAGATATAGAACGTCTTTCTCCTGCCGAACCACCAGAACCTTTTAATGTTACATTTTCAGCAACAACCACAAGCAAAGATATGTTGTTTAAACTCTCAGGATAAACTCCATACTTATTATAGAAATGAACCCTTAGGTCATAAGCCTCATTATCTAAGTCAGATGTAATATCTAATCTATATTGAAACTTGTCCATATTTAAAGATAGAGCACTAAACATTTTATACCGCCTGTTGTATATCCAACGCATGAGAGATAACAGACCAACTAGTACCGTCATAGTAAATACCAAATAAATCCACTGCATTTGCCGTTCCCGTTACTGTTAAACTAATACCAGAAGCTTTCTTATATCCTGATGCAAAGGTTAAAGTTCTACCACCTGTCGCATCTTGAATGATTGACATAGATATAAATTGTCCGGCAGTACCATTTGAAGGTACATCTAATGTTCTATTACCCCCAAGTGTAACTTTAAACGAATTAGCATTATCAGCATTAACACTTATATTAGCTGCATCAGATAATGTATCAACACTTGATACTGCTGATTTACTAAACGTATTTTTACCAGCCCAAGTATTATCTTCACCCAATAAACTAAATACACCACCGTCTGTTAGCTGTGTTACATTAGAATCAGAGTCTATATAAAACAACTCAGTGACACCACTTACATCTTTTGTATACAGCTTACCTGCATCTGTTTTACTAGATGGGTCTGAGGCAGCTTCTAATAGGGTACAGTAAAGGTGATAACCATCATCACTATCACCCGCCATACTATGGTCTACTTCTAATCTTTCACGTAAATCTACTTTAAGTTCTCGAATACGTTCAGCACCCTGTGATGCAACTTGAGCATTAGAAGGGTTAGCTTCGTATCCGGCATTCCATGTTCTACTAAATGCCATTATCTATTCTCCGAATCGCATAGTTCATCTTTTGACATACCTCTATACCTATGCTCTCTATTAAGGTATCTTTCATACCTATCAAGTTCATCATATAGGTATTCCCATCTAGTCTCACTATCATCAACAGTACAGATTTGATTAACTGCCCAAGCTATATTTCTCACAGCTATGTTACCTACCATATATCTTATATCATTTATGTAGATAAATGCACCCCACATAAGAGCTATAATAGCTAGGATAGAAAGCAAGTTGTCTCTAATCTGCGTAAACATTATAAGTCTATAACCTCTTTACTACCTACTGTATGTACAATAGACTTTTCACAATGACGAGAATCAAGAACGTCAAGCCAGCGACAAATGAAAGTACAGATACGACAACCATCATCTGTACCGTTCTTCTCATCTCTGATTTCTTTTCCAAACCTTGATGAAAGAGTTTCACGGGGGTCACCTCCGGTTAAACTATTTACCAGTAAGTCTAAGGCTAATAGTTGATTAAGGAGATACTGTCCAATCTTACTAAGAACCTTTTTGTAAGTCTTCGATGTCATTTTCGTTCGCCTCTATATCATGTTCAATTTTACGCATCCTAGCAGAAGCACCTTCAGCAACTCCTAGCATACGAACTTTATGTGCTTCAAACTCAGGTTTACAGACACTACGCCCTAAACAAACATTAGGGTCTTTTATATAATTATCTAAGTTAGCAATCTTTGTATCTAGTACAGCTAGAGTTATAACACCACCAGCTATAGTACACAAAAACCCACAGATACAAACTGTTAATATCTGGTTTAAGCATTTTCTCAAACTAGATTGGTGTCCCATAGGCATTAGTCTTCGTCCTTATGTAGCTCGAAATGAGGCCCATCCCAAAAAGTCTGTTCATCTTCATCGTAGTTATAATCATTATCCCAGTCGAAGCCAGAGATAATAGAGTACCCTAAAGCACTAGCAAATCCTTTTACCCAACTACTCCATTCAATCCAGAATTCTCGGTTTGACCAATCTTCTGGTCGGATGGGGTAGGGTTGGATATCGAAGGCTCTAGAGACTCCACTATCTCCAACTATGTTATGTTTACTGTTAGGCCATTTGACAAGCGTCTTACCCTCATCATATAACCTATCCTGTTCAAACTTTGAACGCACACCGCAAGTAACAGAAAAATCCCTAACTTTAATCATCTCGTAAGCGATATGCTTTAGTTTGGGGTCACAGCTATCTACGTTCTTTTTACTGCTTTCACTAAAGGTATACATTATACTGTCCCCTTAATAAAAGGGTCATTAGTTAAGTCACTACCGACATAACCTTCCATAGGTTTAACACCAGCCATAGTCGTATCAAAATCTTCAAACTTCATATCTTGACTCTCACGAACCATAGTGCTATATATCTTGAAATACTCCATTGACTTATCTTCTCTTTGCAGAGATTGAAAAGCTATACTTGTAGAGAGGTTAATAACTAAATCGTCAACATACTTTATATCTAAATTATTACTTCCATCTACCTGTCCAGGACCTGAACCAATCTTTCTAGGCCACACGTTATATCGACAGATGAAATCATAAGCATCGTCTGGTACTCTATACCACTGGATATTATGTGTATCATCCTTAGGGAATACCATATAGAATTCTGGTAGAGCTTTACTGAAATAGTCAGGTTCTGGGAATCGTCTATCGAACTCTTTATAAGACAAACCGGTTACAGTATGACTTCTACCGTTACCAGTTCTAAGAACGATATGTTTAATGTTGCGTACTTTTAGACCGGTATCTATTTCATCAACAGGTACAGCTTGTGAACCTACGTCAGCTGTAGTAGTACCGGAGTTAGTTCTGTTAAGATAATCGAAATCATTAACACGACTTATACGAAGTTGTGCTAAGTTTATAAATATTTCTAAGCGGTCGTCAAGGTCTGTACGATTACCTAAGTTACCGCGAATCTCCGTCTTAATTTCGTCTACTGATAAATCCATAGTTTTAAAAGGTCAGGGGAGGATAACCTCCCCATTCCTTTTCCTCTTATTTAGGGCAAGTAAGAAGAACCTTCTTAGCGGAAGCGTCTACGGCAACTGCACATACGTGGTCAGTAACTGCAGCAGACACATCAAGTGTCCGATCTCCAGCACCAACTACTGTAAGTGCGTTACCATCAGCACCTGCTGTAAGGGCAGTTGACAAAGTCGCAGCACCCTCAGTTTGAATCCAGCAGTACTCACCGTTAGAAACGGTAGCCAATAGAACACCTGCACCAACACCATTACCATCTGATACATCCGGAGTAACTTCAACATCATCATAGCCATCATCACCATGATAAGATACAAAGTCACCTGATGCACCTGTCAGGGCAGCAGTACCCTCAGAGTACAAAACATACTTGTACGTCTTAGCACCTTCCCTACGAAGAGTTCCTAGGGTTTCTTTTGCTGTAGTGTCGACTTGCGTAAGAGGACCAGCAAAGATTTTCTGAATACCATCACTCATCTTTAGTCTCCTTAAGCAGTATCAAGATTATAGAAAACACCCTGTACACGTCTACGATTAGTCGTGAGACCGCAAGCAGTAACAATCTGAGCTGCTTTATCGTTGACTTGTTCTGGGATAGGTTTCCATTCAGTCATATCAAAATACAAACCTGGGTCATAAATAAACTTCAGGTAGTTTGTATTCATGAAGTACATACGCTGGCTAAGAGTTGGACTCCAAATCCAGGTAGTACCTTTGAACTTCTGACTGTCAAAACCCAATTCTGCCATACGGGTATCCTGAAGGTCGAGCTTACCATAAGCTTCTTCTTCATAGCGTTCGTATGTGGTTTGGTCGGATAGAATCAAATCAGGTCGATCTGATTTCTTATTCTGACCACAGTTATTGAGCATGGTAACCATCTCAGCTACACCATTAGTACCGAAGCTGACACCAGTCATATTCTTAGTCTTGTTTCTCCACCAAGAATGTGTAGACTGGTTAATGCCGCCAGGAGAGCTAGAAACTGTAGGGTCGTCTTGAATCAGATGCTGGAGACCATCGAACTCATCACCAGTAGCAGCACCGGCAGTAAGAGTTGATTCCAGAGTATCTTCAAGAGACATCTGGGCGTTATCCATCTTCTGATTCATGAGAGACATAATCTTAGCTTTACCACGGTTCTTCTGGTCGTCAGTACCAAAGCGAACCAATGGAGCTACAAGATAACGCCAATCATATAGAGCGTCCGTCAAGAATTCGTAGTCATTAAGCGATACAGTACCGCCACGACCAATGAACTTGACACCTTCGTTTTTAGCGTAGATGATAGGTTGTTCGATCATCCGCCCGCCAATCTGTTTCTCCATCTTACCTTTATCACGGAGATATGCCCAGAACGGAGTAGCATCGAAGATGTTATCTGCAACATCATTCTTACGATTCTTCCACGTTGTGGTATATAGATTGTCTAGGGCTTCAGAAATAGTTTGTGGTATTGCCATTTCTTTAATATCCTATATAAGTTAAAAGTATAGACTGCTTAAGATTCACTATTAGCCATTTGGGGAGCAACTTCTACTAACTCTTCCCAGGCCGCATTAGCAGCTTCTTCCTTATTCATTCTACCAGATTCTGCTTTGTCACCTTCATCTGTTGATGTTGTTGAGGTAGGTGTCATACCACCGAATACTGGTTTTTCTTGTTTATCGGATTTGTCACTATACTTAGCATCAATCGTAGCCAGCTCGTCCTGTGGCGTAGAACCGCGAACAAGAGAATAAGCATCATCAATAGACATACCTGGATTAGCTTGTAGTTTCTCTCGGATAGGTTCTTTAAGATCGATAACCTGTGGATTTTCTTCCACGAATTTTTCAAGCCTCTGTTTTCCGATATCTGTAGTTACCTGAGAAGATACATCAGAGATTCTTGCTTCAATACGGTCTCGCTCTGTTTTGTTCATTTTGGAGATTTCTCCAATAAGGAACGTTGCTAGTTCAGATTGAGACATATCATTGATGTCATCTCCACTTACCCGATTCTCAGGCTCCGGTGCGATTGTACGGATACCGTCAGTTTGAAGCTTGGTAAAATTACTATTCATCTCACTCTGTGAAGTTTGCAGAGACTTAATACCATTAGCTAGAGCACTAGTAGTATTAATCAGTTGCTTGATGATAGGGTCATCTGCAAGATTTTGATTCCCAGACGCTGGGGTATTTTCGTCACTCATCTTTAAATCCTTTTAGTTAAGTTTCAGTATTTGCTTTAGATTCAGCTTCTTTCTTAGCTTTCTCTTCAGCTTCTTTTTCAGCTTTGAGTTCGGCTTCTAGTTTTTCTTGAGCCTCTTTCTCAGCTTTTTTATTAGCTTCGTCAGCCGCTACATTACGTTTCTGTGCTGCAATAGCGCGTTGACGTCTAAATTCTTTATGTAACAATTGACCTGCACGATTAAGTTTACCAGGGTTTACATTCTCAACCCCGTCCATCTTAACATCAATCTCACGACCCTCACCAAAGGTGATAATAGCCGTAACTAATTTTTTCTTTCCTTCTGCCATTTTCTATTTCCTCTTGCTGTTCAAAGTTTGAACGCTATCTATCCATATTTTCAATATAGCCGCTAGTCACACCATTCTGTGCTAGGACGTCCTTAGCGTGTGCCTTATCTTTAAGATATATAGGCTCTCCCGTTATATCATCGTTCCAACCTGCAGGGAATGATTCACGCATAAAACCAAGAACAGGCTTACTAATTAATTGTTTCTGTGTACCTTCGCAAGCAGAGCATTTATGTTGACCATCTTTGATAGTCCAATGCTCAGATACAGGCATAGTCTTTTCTTGCACCATACCACAGTCACTACATTTTAGTTCGTATATCATTGTTAGCCACTTCCGTCAATAGGTAAGTTCTGACTTGCTGCATTTTGTAGCATCTGTCCGAACTGACCGGGTTCCATGGGTCTATCCTGTGTCATACCTGCTTGAGGTGGCAGACCTCTCATAAGGTCATCAAACTGTACACCGTGTAATTCATGCAAAAGATTCGATGTAAGTTTATAAGGGTCAAGCAATGGATTAGTTTTCAGAATCTCATATGTCTTGATAGCCTTAGCTTCTCTCAAGTCTTTCGTCTGAGGTATAGCTGTATCAGGGTCTACCTTAATATTGAAAGCTTGTTTCTTCATCATACTAGGTCTGAACTTAATCCAGAATGGTATGCCAGCAGGACCGGTGATTTCTTCAACTTGCTCTCTGTCCCAATGATTAAAGATGATTGGGTGGAAGTCGTTAACTACATCAGTCAACAGGTCAGCAACCATATCTCTACGTTCATCAATCCGAATACCTAGAGCTTGTGCAACTTCTTGTACTTCACTAGCTGAAGGTTTACGACTACCTTGTTCATACTCACCCATAGAGTTTCTGGAAAAGCCTTGAGTTTCTCTTATATCCTGACGAACCATAGCATCAGATTGTAACAACCCATCAGGCATCTGTGGAGAGAACTCCCGAACATCCATCATAGGATTACCATTAATGTTAATGATAGGTAGAACATTAGGAGATATAAGCTTCATAGCTTCTTCTTCCGTAATACTACCTTTCTTCGCAAGGATACGGGCAATAGACAAACGTCTATGATACATCGTATAAGTACGAATCTCATTCAACTCAAGTTGTAATGGTTCTAGTATCTTAGCATCAGGAACTCCCCATGCAGATTCATCGTCGTCATTAAATATCAAGAGAGATTCAGCATCAATCTTCAGGCTTGCAAATTCATCTTGTTCAAATAGTAAAACCTTTTCTGTTTCACTTGGACAGATGATAAATACCATACCTGTTTTACTGTCACGAATCTCATATAAATCAACAAGGTCTTGGTCATACTTAACCCTGTTGCGAGACATAGTACTTACATTCTCAATATGAGTAGAGCCAATATTCTTAGCATTTTTTAATCTTGGGTCTGTTCGTACATCACCTACAGTTCTGGTTATCTTAAATGCTTTCCATCTTGCATCCTCTGGATAATGGCAGCCTGCGGGTAGAATAAAATTTCCCGGACCATTGTTACGATACCAGGGCATATTATCTTGTATGTCATAATTATATTCAACGTAGTTTCTCAACTTAGCATTTAAGTTGGCAGAGTCTGGTTGAGTAGTTTGACCGAATCTTTCAGGTGTTGCGTGGTATTGTGAACCAAAACCTTTCTTACCTACACCAGTACCAAACATCCAAGCATCCTGAACCTGACGCTTCATATGTTTTTTCATACCCATAGAGTTAATCATTTTATTATCTGTTCTCTGCAATAACTTCGCAAAGACCATATTCTCTATACCACTAGTCTTAGGTGTAACTGATACACTGGGATTTCTAAAATAGATTCTAGGTACTAATGTCCTAACCATTTTAAAAAACATATTACTTGGCAATGTACCTGGAGCCCAATTTCCACGATAGTATTGTCTCCATATCGGCCAGCGAGCTTCATCAGCGTATTCCTTACGAAACTCGATACCATGACGAATCTCTTTAAGCCAATACCCGACATCCGGTTTTCCGTGCTTATACCCCTCAGGCATTAGATAATCCTCAATTCCTTAAGTTTAGTAAACGTAGGCGCTACAGTACCTAATAAAGTAGTATCATAATGTCGTTCAGGAAATCTCAAATGCTCGATAACATTATAACATCTTTCAGATGCTTCCTCAGGAGTAGCACCAAAAGAAGTAGCTGTAGCAACAATTTCTTTATCTGCGGTCACTATGTATTTATCATCTTCATGAGTAACGTGATGGAACACACTGTGTTTTAATCTACTAGGATTAATACCTAATACAGGAGCTCCAACTAATTCTTCTCCCATCATGCGGCTATTAACTGTAGCAACATAACTGTTAGATGGATTAACTTGATAGTTAGATGAAACTGTAACACCTACCAAGAACTTACCTAAGTCGTCTCTAATAGAAGATATAATAGTATAAATCTCTGGGTATTGAATACCTACATATATATCATCTACAACGAACCCACCACCATTAACAAAGAACTTCATGCTAATAGGTCCGTGATAATCAACCAACCTAAGAAACGCAGTTAACTTCTTAAGTTCTTTTGCAATTCTGTTATTTGGTTTAATAGGTCTAACCATAGCATAATCGTACACACGACTATCTAATACTGGAGCTACTGTAAAAGTATCAAGCCAATCAAACCCGTCAAACCAACCAGTTGCAGATATATTAACACCGAGTGTAGGTGTAGTAATAGCTACCCTGGAGTTCAATGGAATCTTATCTAAAGCCCAAGATACCCAATCTCTATAATCGCAACGGTACATTTTATCTTTGTATCTTACAACAAATCTGGACTTAGGCTTAGATAAGATTTCTTTATATACAGAACCTGTATCATCAAACAAAACAGTTTCTGCATACTTCATTCCGTATTTACGCATCAAGTCAAAACGCTTGATATAGTCTTGATTCATAACCTCTAACATCTTATGACTACCGATGATAGTACGGTTATACGCATTAGCTTGTTTCTCTATATGTCCCCAATCAGGACTATCAGCTAATACTACTTTACACTCTTGAAGAGCTACATTAACTCTATCTACAATTTCAAAGATACCTTTGTATTCCGATAAGTCATGATTAGGTGCATACAGATGAACAGTATGACCTTCCTTCTTCAACTGGTGTGCTAGACCTAGACCTTTTAAGTCTTTACTTAATATTAAAATCTTCAATGCATTCTACCTCTGTCAATATGTTGTGAGGGAATAGGAAATCCGTCATAGCCTTCTGTGGAGTTCTTTCTTTTATCTTCAAGTTCTCTGATAATAGCTTCCATAGAAAATGGACTAATACTTCTGGATACCATTTTATCCCGTTCGTCAATCGCAAAATCCCTAAGGGAACTTTTCATAGCTCCCATGTTACCTACCGCTAATGCCATTACAGCATCGTCATAACAACCATCCTCAGCTTCTAGTTTACCATTATCTTTTTCCACAAAGGTTGATAGTTCATCTTTCGTCATAGGGTCACGAACCACAAAACCTTCATTGAAGTTAGCCCTAAGGTTATTAATCAATATAGGTTTACTCTTGCTTGTAGTTCTGTAACCATAGTTCAGAATATTATCTGTATCATGTTTATGTGCATACAACTTATGTAATGGATATATATCTTGTAGAACCAACAAAGTAATACCACCGTGGTTATTAGATTCTACAGTTACAAATGCTTCATTCCAATCCTGAGCTATTTGTGCAACCTTAGGTGCAAGCATATCAGGAGGGACTTTATCTGTACTATATCTAGCTACTTGTACATCTCTCATTACATCAACAACTTGAACAACAGAACGGTCTTTACCTACACCACCAGATACGTCAACACCTACAGCATAGATACCTTGTGCTCTGTTATCATAATCTGACTTACATATCCAATAACCCTTTTCTTTCTGTATCCAGTCATCAACCTCTTCATAGTTAACCAAAGGAAATAGGCTGGATGAAGTTGACTGGAAACATTCCTCAAGGGTACATGGATACTCTTGCTTGAATAGGGTAAGGTCGTAATCAAGTTCTTCAAGCTTATCACGTCTCCACAAGAGTTGTTCAATTGATACGTTGAAGTTATTTACTAGATGAGGCTCTTCCCAATCTTCTTTTAGATTAGCATCTACATCTGCAAGTAAAGCTTCCCAATCTTCCTGACGCATATTGTCAGGTTTCTTCTTAGCGTATTCTTCACGACCTATCCAATTAAAGAAGTGAAGATGGAAACTACCCTTACCTTCGTAGCTATCCATACAACGCCTATGGTAATAGTTACCAACACCGTTACCTGTAGACTCTTCAAATATCTCACCGTTAGGTACAACTGCCTGATACAAACCAGTGATGATTGATTTAGGGTCCGGCCAAAATGCAACCTCAGAACAGTGTAAATGTGTGATAGTATCACCACGACCAAACTGACGAGAACCGGCAGTACCAATATAGAATGTACTGTTTGTCTTAGGGAAAGTAATACCATTCTTAGAACTACTACCTAATACCGGTTTCGGACCTTTAATATTCTCCAGGAAGTAATGTACCTTAGCTAGCATCTTCTCA